CTGCTGGGACGGATGACCAGATAAACCGACAGCCCCGACACAGCCCCACACAGGGGCTTGTGCCACGGGTGGCAAAACGATCCGAAGGAACCGACAACGCCCCACACAGGGGCAGATGTGGCGGCGTGGATGCGCCAGGAGGAGAAGCACATGGAAGAGCGGATGATGGATGTCATCGTGGAAATCTACAACCACATGGACGACAGCGATAAGGATGCCTTCACGCTGGAGGATGCCGAGGATATGGTAGAAGACCAGATCAGGATGGATAAGGAAGCCGGACGGGAACCGCTGGCATATGCCCCGCAGTTCTTTTACGATACCATTGTGGAACTCATGGAGCAGGACGCAGAGTGACGTACATTTTGCTTGGTATTCCGGGCAGAAGATCGTGTGCTTTAGCCGCTTGCTATCCTCTGCACCTGACGGTAATATGCACATACCGAAAGGGGAAAGCCCCAAGGGAAAAACGAAAACACGGAGGAATTCACCATGAAAAAGCATTTGATTGACTTCCCGGAAAACAACATCAGCATCGAGAGCTTCTACGACCGACTCAGACCTTGCTACGACAGCATCATGCAGTTCGGTGACAGGGTTCTGGTTGCCCAGATGAACTGGAACGGCATGCTGGAAGGAGCGGTATACGGCTTTGTGGAAGACCCAGAGGAAGGCTGGTCACCGATTGAGTGCCGTCTGGAACTTCTGAAGATTTCCGATGAGACCTACACGGATGCCGGACACGCAATCGAGTGGTGCATCAAGAACGCACACTGAAAAAGGGCAGAGCTCCTTCGGGGGCTTTTGCTCGTAGTGGCGAATTCTTCCGGCGTGGAAATACACATAAATCCGACAAAAAGATGTGTGTATGATCGTGCAGCATAGCCGCTTGCTATATCCGGGCGGTGACGGTAATATACAGTCACAACGAAGGGAAAAGCCCTACGGAAAACAAAACACACGGAGGATACAGAACATGACGAACAAAGCAAAAACCTACCTTAAGAACATTCAGGAAGCCGATACAGAGAAGAAGCTGATCGGCATCGAGATCGCCTTCAAGCAGGACATGACCCTCAGCTGCAACGACCTCGGAAGCCTTTGCAGGGCAGCAGAGGACAGGCGGTACAGCCTGCGGAACAACGAGGAGACGCTGAAGCTGAAGCAGATCCTTTTCTTCCGGACGAAAGCGGAGATGGATGCCTACCACGACATGAGCCGCAAGCCGGAAGACTGGACAGCAGCGGAGATCGAGCAGCAAAGAAGCCGCTTCTGCAGCGTCTGGCAGGTTATCGAGGAAGCGGAGCTGGTCGATGAGTACGAGGCTTGGAAGGAAGCCAACCCCAACGCCTAACAGCACCCAAAAGGTACACGCCCCGAAAAGGGGCTGTGCCTCGTATCCGATGTGTTTTTATATAGATTACAAGGACTTCTTCGGAGGTCCTTTTTCTTTACCCATTTTTGCAGAAGGGAGGAGATGCCAATGGCTACCAGAGGCAGAAAACCAAAGCCGACCGCCATGAAGGAACTGGAAGGCAATCCGGGCAAGCATCCGCTGAATACCAGCGAACCGAAGCCCAACAAGAAAGCACCGGCCTGTCCAAAGTGGCTGGAGCCGGAAGCAAAGAAAGAATGGCGCAGACTTGCCAAACAGATGGAAGCCATCGGCATCCTGACCGAGGTGGATATGGCTGCCTTCGCTGGTTACTGTCAGGCGTATGCCCGATGGAAAGAGGCAGAGGAGTTCATCACCCAGCACGGCACCATCGTCAAGACCCCGTCCGGGTACTGGCAGCAGGTGCCGCAGGTGTCCATTGCCCAGACTTATCTGAAGATCATGAACAAGTTTGCAGAGCAGTTCGGTCTGACCCCGTCCTCCCGAAGCCGGATCATTGCTTCGGACGGTGGTCCTGCGGATGCAGCCGATGAAATGGAGAATCTGCTGGGAGGAGGTGGAAGCTGATGGCAGAGTGCAGACCGAAAAACTATCCGAAACTGAAGGACTATAAACCCAGCCGGTTCATGCTTCCGACCTGCCACTACGATGCGACAAAAGCAGACCGGGCAGTGACCTTTATTGAAAACCTGCGTCATACCAAAGGCAAATGGGCGGGCAAGCGGTTCTGGCTTCTTCCTTGGCAGGAGCAGATCATTCGGGATGTATTTGGAATCGTAGATGATAGAGGAAACCGTCAGTTTCGCACGGCTTATGTCGAAATCGGTAAGAAGAACGGCAAATCCGAGCTTGCCGCTGCAGTGGCCTTGTATCTGCTTTTTGCCGATAATGAGCCGTCTGCCGAAGTCTATGGCGCTGCAGCTGACCGCCAGCAGGCATCCATCGTTTTTGATGTTGCCCATCAGATGGTGCAGATGACCCCGGCACTTTTGAAACGGTGCAAGATCATGGCAGCCACCAAGCGAATCGTGAACTACGGGAACGCAGGATTCTACCAAGTCCTGTCTGCGGAAGTCGGTACGAAGCACGGCTTGAATGTGTCAGGTCTTGTTCTGGATGAGGTTCATGCCCAGCCAAACCGAAAACTCTACGATGTCCTTACCAAAGGTTCCGGTGATGCCCGTGAGCAGCCGCTGTTCTTCCTGATCACTACGGCCGGCACGGACAAGGAGAGCATCTGCTACGAACTCCACATGAAGGCACTTGACCTGTTGGCTGGTCGCAAAATCGACCACACTTTCTACCCCGTGGTCTATGGCCTGACGGATGAAGATGACTGGCACGATGAAGCCAACTGGTATAAGGCAAATCCCTCTCTCGGCCAGACCATTCAGATCCAGCGTGTCCGGGATGCATACCAGGAAGCACTGGACAACCCGGCAGAGGAGAACGTGTTCAAGCAGCTCCGTCTGAATATGTGGGTGTCCTCGCTGACCCGGTTCATCCCGGAACACATATACAATCTCGGCAATCAGCCTATCGATATGGAAGCCCTCAAGGGCCGTGACTGTTATGGAGGACTCGACTTGTCCAGCACCGGAGACATCACGGCTTTTGTGCTGATGTTCCCACCCAGAACCTCGGAAGAAAAATACATCATGCTTCCGTTCTTCTGGATACCGGAGGATACGATTCCCCAGCGTGTGCGCAGGGCATCCGTTCCGTATGATGTCTGGTATCAGCAGGGCTACCTGATGGCGACCGAGGGAAATGTCATCCACTACGGCTTTATCGAAAAAGTCATCGAGGAACTGGGCAAGACTTATCACATTTTGGAGATTGCCTTTGACAGATGGGGAGCCGTGCAGATGACCCAGAACCTTGAGGGGATGGGATTCACAGTTGTGCCTTTCGGTCAGGGCTTCAAAGATATGAGCCCGCCTACCAAGGAGTTCTACAAGCTCCTGATGGAAGGCAGGATTATCCACGGCGGCAACCCGGTCATGGCATGGATGGCGGGGAATGTGGTCGTGGATACCGACCCGGCGGGCAACATCAAGCCGACAAAGGCGAAGTCGCCGGAGAAGATCGATGGTATCGTCGCTGCGATCATGGCACTGGATCGCTGTATCCGAAATGAAGGACAGCAGCAGGGAAGCGTCTACGACGAACGTGACATGATCGTTTTTTGATATGAAAAAGATGGAGGAAAAAGCTATGAAGTATCTGATGAGTGCAGAATGGTGGAAGGCAGCCGGCATCCGTGCTGCAAAGACGATGTTCCAGACCGGCGCGGCTCTGGTCGTGACCCAGATGCCCGGTGGCCCGGTGGACTGGATGGCGGTCGGCAGTGCAGTAATCGTGGCAGGTGTTGCGTCCCTTGGTACCAGCCTTGCCGGTCTGCCAGAGCTGGAGAAAGGGGATAAGGCTTAATGGGATTCTGGGAATGGATGGGGTTTGAGAACCCAAGGGATTCTCCCAAAACAGAACAGCCAAAAGAAGGTCTGCCGCAGGTCACGGATAACGTCCGTGATTCCGGGCAGACCTTTGTGTTTGGCCGTTCCAATGCCGGGGAGCAGGTGGATGAGAAAGCCGCCATGCAGATCCCGACCGTGTATGCCTGTGTCCGTCTGCTGGCGGAGTCCATTGCAGCACTGCCGCTGCATCTCTACCGGGTGACAGACGATAATGGCAACAAGGAAAAGGCGCGGGATCATCCGTTGTACAAGATTCTGTATCGCCAGCCCAACCCGGAGATGACTTCCTTTGTCTTCTGGGAAACGCTGATGACCCATCTGCTCCTCTGGGGCAACGCCTACGCACAGATCGTCCGGGATGGTAAGAACACGGTGCTTGGTCTGTATCCGCTTTTGCCGGAAAATGTCGAAGTGGACCGGGATGAGAGCGGCGAGCTCTATTATATCTACCACGCATACACGGATGAAGTTCCGGGAGAGCAGAATAAAGATCTCTACTTCCGCCGGGACGAGATCTTTCATGTGCCGGGTCTGGGCTTCAATGGTCTGATCGGTTTCTCACCGATTGCCATGATGAAGAACAGCCTCGGCACTTCCATTGCAGTAGACAAATACGGTTCTTCTTTCTTCAAGAACGGCGCTCAGCCCAGTGGTGTGCTGGAGCATCCCGGCGTTGTAAAAGACCCGAACCGTATCCGGGATAGCTGGGAAGCGGCTTATGGCGGTGCAGCCAATGCCCATCGTGTGGCTGTGCTGGAAGAGGGTATGGCCTACAAACCGATCTCTCTGCCACCGGGGGGCAGTCAGTTCCTTGAAAAGAAGCAGTTTTTTTTGACGGAGATCTGCCGCATCTTCCGTGTGCCTCCGCCTCTTGTAGCCGATCTGTCCAGAGCCACATTCTCCC